TGAAAGTGTTCAACACAATACGAATAGAGCCATCCGGAACGCGCGCAAGCTCTGCGAAGCCGTGGGGCTCAAGCCTTCCCGCGAACTGCTCCAAGACCTGGCTAGCATGCCAAGGGAAACCGCGGCGCGCCAAGTGCAGCGCCTCGCATTGGCGCAAAAATCCAAGGCGCCCCGAAGCGGTAGCTATATGACGGAAGGACGCACCGGCAACGCCGACAATAGCGGCATTCCAACCGGGCCGGCGCTGTTCACTTGGCTAGCCAACTAATCACAAACACAAGGGAGTCTCATCATGGCATTTGGTGGATCACGTTTCGTTCAGCCGACTATGACGCGCACCGTGGTATATGCGGCCAAAGGCGGCATTGCTATTGATATTGGCGATATCCTTTACCTCGACACCGGGGACGGATTCGCCAAGCCGTTAAGCTCCAAGGTGGCTTCCGGCACGGTCAACACCGATCAAGTGTTTGTCCACGACAACATTGTTGGCGTGGCCCGAAGCGGTAGGATTGCAGCACAAACCACCGACGGCACGGTCACGGTTGAAACCGACTGCATTTACGAGGCCGAATGCGCAAGCCAAACATGGGTAGCGGGAGCGCTTGTTACCGCGTTTAGCTCAGGCACCGCGGCAGCCGGCGCAATCCAAAACCAAAAGGTTGACACCACCGCCTTGACCACCGAAGCCATCGGCGTGGTAGTGGCCAACTATCCCAGCGCCACCACATCGGTACGGTGTCGCATCTACGGCAAAGCGGCCCGCCAAGTATTTTGATTTACAATACGAACCAACGGAGTACACCCCATGAATCCTGTTAAGATCCGCAGCCTCTTTGAATCTCGCTCAAAACAGAGCAATGGCCGGTGGCGTTTCCTTACGGAAATGAAGCAAGGCCTTGGCCTATGCGATGCCAATGGCAATGACCACCGGGATCTTGCAGGCAACCGCGTTTTGAAAGAACGCGCCCTTCGCCCCGAATCTTTCAGCCTCAGCGAGCTGGCCGAGGGAATCGTCGGGCCATCATGGCGCAGTTTGTTTGCGCCAGACAGCCAGGCCTTGAACCGCTACACCACAGCCCGGGCCTTGCTCGACACCGGCGACCCGCGGAACCTGCTTGAAAACACCGGCGTGGGTATCGACCCAACCGCGTTCTTGAATATCAACACCTTTACTTCGGTAGTGGGTGGGCTTGTCGAGGTGAAAATCCTTGAAGCATTCAGCAACCCATCTTTGATCGCCGATAAGCTTATGCCCGCGGAGCCAACCAAGCTCAACGGACAGAAGATCATCGGAATCTCGCGCATCGGCGACAAGGCAAAAGAGCGCAAGCCTGGAGAGCCTCACCCACGCGCGCAATTCGGCGAGAAATGGGTGCAGACACCAGAAACCGCAGAGTTCGCCTTGGCGGTTGAAGTCAGCAAGGAAGCCGTCTTCTATGACCTTTCCGGGCAGGTTCTACAATCCGCGGCGGCGGTGGGCGATGAAATCGCATACCGAAAAGAGCTTCGGGTTATCGATCTCTTCATCGGCGCGGCCAATAGCTTCAATTGGAGCGGAAGCGCCTATAACACGTACCAGACAAGCCGGACCCTTGGCTACCTGAACGACCATTCCAACCCGCTCACGGACTGGACGGCTATTCAAGCGGCCATGATGCTGTTCATGCGGCAGGAAGACCCCGCCACCGGCAAGCGTATTTTGACCAAGCCAGACACCATCGTGGTGAATCCGGCGCGCATTGCAACCGCCAACCTGATCATGGCGGCGACCAGCACCGAGCGCAGAACCGGCGCCGGCGCCACCACGCCACAGACAACGAGCAACCCCTTGAACGTATCAGTGAGCCCCGGCGCACCGTATACGGGAATGGAAATCATCACCTCCCCATTGCTTGAACAGCGTTGCGTTGCAGCCGACGGCTTGAACCTCAGTCAAGCCAACGCCGACGATTACTGGTGGGCATTTGAAAGCGGCAAGGCCTTCCGCTACATGCAGAACTACCCACTCAGCGTCAGCCAAGCGGCGCCGAATCAGTATGAAATGCTGGACCGCGGTATCGTCGCGGCTTACTTCGCCAACGAGAGAGGCGTACCATCGGTGTGGAGCCCTTGGCACATCGTCAGGAATAAGAACTAATGAGCGCAGTACCAGCGAAGCAAACCAAGCAAGCACCGGCGGCAGAAGCGGCCCCGGTGCTTCGCATTTACGAAGTCTCCGGGCAGTTTACCCCGCGGCGCCTAGTGGAAGCTTTCAACACCGTAGACGCCAAGCGGCGCTATTGCGATATGTACAGTCTCGCCCATTCGCGCCCCATTGTTGTGGTGGAGCCAGACAATGCCAACACCGGCGGATGACATCGGCGCGGCCATCGCAAACGTGGCGGCGCAGATTCGAGAGATAACAACCCAGCCCAAACCCGACTATTCGGTGGGCGGGCAGTCGATATCGTGGGGCAGTTATCTTTCCATGCTTACCGAGCAGCTTCAGAAGCTGCAAGCGGCACAGCAGAGCCTAGCGGGCCCGTTCCAAAAGGTCACACGGATGCGGCCCATATGAAAACGGCCATCATTGACGCTTCAACAATCGGCGACAATGTGATTTTGTCGGGCATTCCCGGCAAGAGGCTTCGCGTTTATGCCTATATTCTGTTTTCGTCGCAAAACAATTATTTCATTTGGAAATCAGGCGCCACCGCATTAAGCGGACAGATGCACATGGGAGCCAGTAGCAGCGCGGCCATTCACCTCGGCGACAATTGGCCTTCGGGTGGAATGCCGGTGCTTCAAACCGGCGTCGGCGAAGATTTAATTCTATACTCCAATGGCGCCCATATCGTCGGCGGGCATCTCACCTACGGGGAGGTTTTGGCGTGAACCTTTCCATCGGCGTGGCCCAAGCCTTCGCGGCGCTCACCGGACCTGGCGGCAGGCCCACCGAAGAAATGGACCAACGGCAGGCTAGCAAATTGGCCCGCGCCGCGGTTTACCTTATGAGTCAACACCAGCGGCGCTTGAACAAGCCGGCGCCGGCAGTACGGGCCAACGGCAGGGTACGCTATACCGGAGCCTCACGGCCCGGCGAATACCCAAACAAGCGCACCGGATTCTTGCAAGCCAACGTAACATTCGCCCCGACAGACATTGCGGGCATTATTGCGGCGGGCAGGGTCCGCGTGGGACTTCGGCGGAATGCTTTCTATGGCGCGGTGTTGGAAGTGCGATACCGGCGCCTTGGATTGAAGGACACATTGCAAGACCTGCTCCCACAGCTTCAAGCCATTACCGGGCAGAACCTACAATACCAAGTGACAGATTCGTTCATTAACTAAGGGAGGTTTCGTTATGCCAAGCCTGATTTACAATTCATGCCTTGATGACACGGTTCGCGGCGCGATTGATTTTGACACCGATACATTTAAGATGATTTTGGTGACCAGTTCCTACACCGCAGCCAAGACTCACGCCAAGCGTAGCGACGTTACCAACGAAGTCTCCGGCACCGGCTACACCACCGGCGGCAACGCCGCGGCGGCAACCTGCACCAAGGACAACGTGAACAACCGCGAAGACATTACCTTTGCAATCACGTCTTGGACCACAGCCACCATCACGGCCAGGGCCGGTGTGATTTACAAGAGCCGCGGCGGCCTTGCAAGCGCCGATGAACTGGTGGCGTATGTCGATTTTGGCACCGACGTGACCAGCACCGCCGGCACGTTTTCGGTAACGATTAGCAGCCCCTTACGCTTCCAGAACTAATATGGCAACATGCGTGATTGTTGCAGGAACCTACCGCGCCGGCACTTCATTGCTGGCGCGGTTTCTGCATGAATCCGGGGCAGACATGAACCCGGCGCCGGTGGAGCGCGATTGGGTCAAGTGGCACCCAACCGGCAGCTACAAGGACAAGATTCTTGAAGTTGAAGGCTTTATGGGGTGGGAAGCATACTTCGCAACCCGTTCAATGCCCGACGTTTGGGGCATAAAAAGCCACCGGCTTCTATTTATTCCCGGCATGATGGAATCATTCGTTGAGGCATGCCCGGTTGATCGGAAGGTTTTGGTTTGGACAGCCCGAGACATTGAAACCACCGTGGCATCCTATTCAACCCTGCGGCATGACCTTTCAAGTGAAGAAGCGCGAGAAATAATTACCAGCCAGGTGGCAAGTCTGGAGAGCTTGTTTCAAGCCTGGCCCGAGGCGGATAGAATGCGGGTGGCGTTTCCCGAAACGACGATTGACTCGGCGACACAATTGCAAGCGGTTACAGATTTGATCGGCTTGCCATTTAACGAGCAGGCCTTGGCCCATATTCGAGCCGATATACCGAAGTGGGGCTAATCCGTGGCACTCATTCATTATTACAAATTCAATGGCAACCTATACGACAGTATCGGCGCCTTTGATTTATTGGCAGACATCAACACCCCCGTTTATGTCCCCGGCAAGCTCGGCGGTTCAACCGGCGCGGTAACTAGCAGCAGCGCTTCATTCTATCGGTTTGGATGTACTGGCACCGGCGGAGCAGCCTCCGGCTTCATGGCGTCGGACACAACCGAAGCGGCCAACGGCGTTTTGTCGTGGTCGATGACGGGATGGGTATATTTAACCAGTTTCAGCACTCAACTAATTCAACTTCTTACCGGCACGGCAGGACAATCGACAGCAACCCTTGGGTATGACCAGAAGTTCGGATCGCTCACATTCAATGGCACCTCGGCGGCATGTTCTTCGGCAACGTGGGTGTTCTTCGCAATTCGCGTAACAGGCGGCGCCAGCTATTTAAGCGTCAACGGTGGCGCCGAGTCCATGACCACATGGACCACCAACATGATGGCCGGCGGGAAATCACTATTTAACGGAATCAGGATTGGCTCACCATCGGCATTTGCTACGCTCTACGCCTACCTTGACGATGTGCGCGTTTTCAATCATTCGCTTTCATCGGGAGAAATTGCAGGCATTTACAACGGCGGGAGCCCCGCGGAAGCAACGGCAAGGACATCTAATTACAAAAGCACTTATAGGCATTTCAAATTTAATTCTAGCCTTAACGACATAAATGCCAGAACACCTTCAATTGCCGCTACAGTTGCAGTCGGATCGTACACTTACACTTCTGGAATTGCTACAAATACAGATCAATCAATTAGAGTGCTTTCGGCTGGAACACTAAATGGCAGCCTTGATGCTGTCCCGGCTGGAAATTTTTATATAGGTTCATCTCAGACAGTCAACGATTCGTTTGGTTATTCATGGTGGA